TAAACGTTTTGACGGAAGCAGAAAGAGCCGCATTAAGTACATCATCTTTAGACATATTAAATTTAATACAAGAAACAAGTCCAACAAGAAATGAAGTTTCTGAATATGGTGAATTTATAAAAAAAATAGAAAATTTAATTACTAATCAAAGAAATGCAATCGATTCTATTGATAAAAAACTAGGAAACAACTTAACTATTGATGGAATAGATGAAACAGTTGCTGGTAGATTTGCCAGAGATTTTGTTAATGATTATTTAAAACCAAGATTTGATACATCCAGATCAATGGATGAATTTGTTGAATATATGGATGTTCGCCAAGAAGAAAAAAATCCTTTTCAAACAGAAGATTTAGCTTTTGCTTTAAGAAATGCCGGACAAATTCAAGCCAATGCTTATTTAGAAGAACTTCAAAAGCGCAGTGGAGAAACATCTAAATTTAATACTGATTTTTATTTTGATCCTATGGGAAATGGAGCAAGAGTAAACCCGCAAAAAGAACAAGAGTTGCAAAATCAAAGTGAGACAGTTAATAAAGATTGGGAAGATGCACAAGAAAATAATTTTAAAAATGAAATTCCAGGAACAACGATGGGTGATACATGGTATGCACAAGCTTATAGATATGGTTTAGGTGGTTTTAATGAAGAAGGAAAGTGGACGTTAAGTAAAGATGATTTTGCGCAATTACATTACTGGATTATTGGTCAATACAACGACTACGATCCAGCACTTGATTTATTAAATAGCACTATTGTTACAGATAAAGCACAAAGCATTATTGATACTTATTTAAAAGATAAAGCAGCAGCAATTGATTCCCCCTTTGGTCGTTTTATTACACCTGAAGAATTTGCAGATGAATTACTAGAAGGAGTAAATCCTTACGATGAAAAATACGATCAAATTTTAGAAGATTTAGGTTTAGAAGATTTTAAAGGTACATTAGATGATTTAAAAGGATACATTATTGATATCATGAGAACAGGATCAGCCCTGGAAATTAGAGAAAATATTAAATATCTAAATGAACAGCGAGAAGATCCAAACCAAGAAATTTTAGGAATTACATATATTGACCGCCCTGAAGATTTTACAAATGAAACTCCCAAAGGTAAAACATGGTTGTTTGAAAGTTTTCAAAAATCTGGTTATCAAGGGACAGAAGATGAATTCTATGAATCATTTTTACCTGATGTAGATCGTTCTGAAATGGAATTACTTGGTGAAGTGCAAAGTGGTAAAGGTTTAGAATTTGGTTTTGGATTGCAAGATGCATTAAGTGATCCTTTAGCAGCATATTCAAACATCGGTTCTTTTCTTAATTTTGGAAAAGATGAAACGGATGGAACGGATGAAAATCAAACAACAACAAAACAAACAACTCAAAAAGAAACAAATGTTTTTAATGTATTTGACTTAGGATATGATGATGAAGACACTTATACAAAATCAAAAAGTGCTCAAGAATTTTTAGGTGAATTTGCTCCTTACTTTAAATAAACATGTCAGAAAAAAGAAAGAAAGCAGCTAAAGCAGCTAAATTAGCAAAGGACGAAATGGCTTGTAATAAGCCTAGAAAAACGCCAGGACATGCCACTAAATCACATGTAGTAAAAGCATGTAAGGATGGTAAAGAAAAAATTGTAAGGTTTGGCCAACAAGGGGTAGAAGGCGCTGGTAAAAATCCTACAACAGAAAAAGATAAAGCAAGAAAAAAATCTTATTATGCTAGACACAATGCACAAGATCCGAATCCCGATAAATTCTCTGCACGCTATTGGTCGCATAAAGTTAAATGGTGATTCAATGTGAATTTGAAACTACTGATGTTAGAAATCTATACGATGCAGTTTGTGATGCAATTGAAAATTGGCCTGGCTATCCGGGAAGACCAGTTCAACAACAGGAAGACTACTTGCGGTTAAAAACGTTTTTATTTAGTATGTTATGTGAAATGATCTTGAGGGACCAATGAGAAAAGGCGGTGGTTACATTCAGGGCGCTCCTAAAAAAACCAAACAGGGCCAAGGAAAACATTCAAAATCTAATCATGGAAGAAAGAAATTACGTGGTCAAGGCAAGTAAATTGTTATATTATTGGTAATGATTTACCAGTAGTATTTTGAACTTTTCAAAGGCAATACAGTTAATCTGTAAATACGAAGGGTTCAATGAAAAGGCGTATCCCGATGTATGCACTGGGGATGCGCCTTTTACTATTGGCTATGGAACTCAGTACTATCCAGATGGACAACCTGTATGTAAAGAACACTGTTGCACTAAAAAAAAAGCATTAGAGTATGTCAAAGATGAAATTAATTTAATAGAAGATGATTTAAATAAATTAAACTTACATTTAGACAAGTCAATGAAAGAAGCTTTAATTTCTTTTATTCATTCCATTGGTTGGTCTGCTTTTATTTTTACAGGTCTTCCTGAATATATTGAAAATGAGAACTGGTCAGAAGTCGCTGATCAATTTTCTCGTTGGATTTTTGATTGCGAACACAATGTTATTGGAAACTTAGTAGATAGAAGAAGAGAAGAAATTCATTTATTTTTTCAAGAAATTAACGAATCCCCCTGGGGATCAACTGAAATTCTTTTACGTGCTTTTCGTAATTATGTTGCTTCACCAAATCAAGTACGTGCAATCAAAAAACTAGAAGAAAATATAAATCCTCAAATACTAGCTGATTTTGGAAATGAATTCGATATCAATAAAGGCTTTTGGTTGGATTAGAATAATATAAATAAAACGGAGGCTAATGGAAAACACGCCTGAACCACAAGAATTTGTTCTTCCATTAGAACTTCAGTTTTCAATGCGAAAAGCAGAGATACAAGCTAAAGACATGACATGGGAAGAATTACATTCAGCCCTGTTAACTCTTTATTATCAACGATTATTAGAATGGCAAGCAGTAAAAGAGATTATGGATAATGAAAATATTCAAATTGATTTTGATGTTCCAACTGATTTAGAATTAGCGGAACTTGCTGCTTGCGTTGCCCCAGAGGAAGAAGATGGCGAAGATCCTTTTGAACCTTTTTAATAAATAAAAACCATGTTATCTACAGAATATCGTTTACGGTTGCAATTTATTTGCAACCGTATTGCAAGACAACAAGAAGTTCAGTTAACCGATGTTATTTGGGCTGAAAAGCTTGGCAAAGCAAATCGTTCAGCAGGTGAAATGCTCAGGAAAGCAAGACGCATTTCTTACAATCCAGAAATGAATCAAAATGGTTTAGATGGATTTATGAATGCAATGGATCTTGGTGATCCAGACCCAACAAATCATCGCACCGGTTTTAAAAGTGCAGATGATATTGTTCAATGGTTTAGCCAAGAAAAAAACGAAGACTGGCGTCAACGAGATTAATTAAGTTCAAGTAACCGTGTCAAATACCACTGAGCCTTTTTTAAAGATTCAGTACCCCCTTTATACTTTTCTCTCCAAAGGTATTTGGCAACGTTACCTTTTAGGAACCCTCTATATTCTTCTTTGGTTAGCTGTGCTTCGATGGCTTCAATGCACTCAATTCCATCAGAAGAATAATGAGATGGGTGGTTAACCATATCAGGAACTTCAAACCTATAAATATCTACAATCCCTGACGTTGCTGGGACATCAGTGCTTCCGTTGTCATACTCGCAGGAGGAAGATTCAGACCCACTCTGCTGCTTGGCATTGGCAGAGTCCCCGGATACATGTGGGCATCCTCCACACTGGGAATGTAACCCGTCCGACCCGGACGCTTCATTCCTTCCAGAGCAAGGTTGGTTCTCTCCAGACCTTCTTCGCATGCTGACAATCCACGATTGTACATATCATACAAAGGAACATCATTATCTGCATTGTCTAAAGGTTGCCCAAAAGTTTCTTCGCTTAAGCAACGACAATCAATTTCATCTTTTACAAAACTGTCTAAAAAATTAGATGCATTCATCAACATTTTTTTAATTGATTTATTCCTCTTACAATAATACTATGGCAAAACTAGATAAAGACCTTGTTTAATTTAAACTACGATCCTTTAAAAGATTCAGCTAGCTCTGGAAGTGAAGTCACAGACTTAAATCCAGGTCGAATTTACAATACAGATTTAAGACGTTTAGAAGAAGAAGATATTGATATTGTTGGTCCGTCAAATCAAAAAGAAAAACAAATTACTAGTTATATGAGAGCAGCTAAAGCAGCTGGTAAATATAGAAAAAAAATGGAAATTGATTATCCATTAGGTCCTGGTGGAGATGTGCCAGGTTACTTTTCAGGAGATCGTTTTGGTAAATCAGGTGGAACCAACTACGCTGAAAAACCAAAACGATTTTCTGGAAAACCTTATGGTTAAACTTTAGAAAAAACAACTTCTTTTTTCTGACTTTGATACTTACCTTTTCTATCCTGGTAGCTAGTTTGACATGGCTTTCCCCGATGAAAAATTAATTGGGTAATACCTTCATCGGCATAGATACGATTAAATAAACCAGTACAATTACTAATTTCCAAAGTAAGATAACCTTCCCAACCAGCTTCAGCTGGAGTGATATTAACAAGAATACCTGAACGAGCGTAAGTTGATTTTCCAACAGCAACAACTGTCACATCTCTGGGCAGTTTTAAATGTTCTTGAGCCACACCAAGGCAATAGCCATACGGGGGCAAAATAAAATACTGGCCATTTTCATCTTCTAACAGTTCAGCAGCTTTTAAAATATCATCTGAATTAAAATTTTTTGGATCACAATCTCCTCTTTGAGTGCCACCAAAAATTAAACATTGGCTAGGAGATAGACGAATATCATAACCATAAGAACCAAGCCCGTAGCTAAGAATACGTTTCCCATCTTTTTCCTTACATGAATAATCAATAAAAGGAGAAATCATGTCCTGCTGTTCAGCCAGCTCTTTGATTTCCCAGTCTGACAACACCGACATAAATTTTGAA